CTGGTTAATTCACTTAATTTTATTTCATTATCCTTACCAACACCTAATTGATTTTTTATATCATCACTTAATGATTTTGGTACAACAATTTGCATTTCACCATCTTTCATTGATGATAAGTTAGTAAGAAACTCCTTATCTTTATCATCAATATCAAATCCTTTTGATAATAATACATCATTAGCAATTATTCTTTCTTGAGCAGCAATTGCACCTTTAGCAAATTCTTTATAATCTACACCTAACGTTTTAGCCATTTCTTGTGCCCTTCTTAAATTAGCACCTGTAATTTCAAATCGTTTTTGTTCTGTGTTATATGTTGCTAAACCTGCCGCAGCACCATGTAATGCGTCTTGTAAACCCTCAACATTATTAGTTGCCATGTACATTAACTTAAGTGGATCATTAAGATCACCTATTGCACCACCTAACATCTGCATATTAGCGGTTAATTCAATTGCGGATTCTGGATTCATAACTTTTTCAGCCACTTTAAATGTCTCAGCCATATTCATTCTAAATTCAGCTGATTTTTGAACCATTCTATTTAATCCTTCAACTCCATTTTTAAATCCAAATTCATTTAATTTTTCAATATTTAATTTTAAATCTTGTGTTGTTTTTTTAGAATTTAAACCAATTGATGCAGATTTTAGACCTGCGGTATTAATCTTATCTAATGTATCTGCAGCACCATAACCAACTTTTTCAAATTCACCAAATGCTTCAGATAACTGTGGTAAAGTCATACCAAATGCTCTTGATGTTTTAAAACTCTGATCTAATGTATTTGATGAAATAAGACTAAACTTACTTGTTTTTTCAGATAATGACGTCATCATGTCGGTAATGTTACCGATATCGTATCCTAATTGCGCTGCGGCTGGTGTTGATTCTATTAGAGTATCTCTAAATGATCTCGATAATTCACCGGTTAAACCTAATCCCTCATTAATTTCAGTATGTAGATTTGACTCAATTTGTAATTGTTTTAAAATTGCATCATTTAGTTTATCCTTATTTAATAATTCTTTTTCATTATTAATTCCAGTTTTAAACTGTTCGGACATTTCCGAAATCTTTGATGTTCCACTACCGGCTTTAATAACAGCATATGGATCTAAAACTGAACCAATTGGTGTTGAACTTGAACTATTGTTACTATTATTTCGTGCGGCTAATGCTGAACTATATTCACGTCCGGCCATATTTCCTTGACTAATAGTTGCACCATTAGAAATTAACCAACTATCTAACTCTGAAGAAGGTCTTCCGCTTGAACCTAAAGAACGAGCTTTATCTTTTACTACACCATCTGTAACTGCCATACCTATAAATACAATTATTTAGTATTTTCCAACTCTATTATGTAATTAACGTAATATTTTCTTAAATAAACAGGCATAGTTAAAACATCACCATATGTGAATCCTTTTTTAACCATATATAAAATTTCGTCTAATTGTGACTTTTTATAGTCCGTAGAAAGGGCGAAAAAATTCTACCCCAAATCCAATATTAACTTGGATATTATCTCCTGATGGGGTTGTTACTTGTTGGGTTAAATCTAACCCTGGTTTATTATCTTGTATAAATTTTCTAAATTCTTGTGAATCTCTAATTGGCATCATTTCAATAAAACTTCTAATCTTTAACGCGTCTTTAACTCCATTGAACGATTTAATCATCATTTCAAGTTGTTTTGTTATAATTGGTGCAACCCCATTTCCTGACCAACTATCCTTTATTTTATTAATTTCATCCTCTTGTTTTCTTGTTAAAAATTTAAATGTTATGTCAACTTTACTTTTTGTTAAATAATAACTGTATTCTCCCTCTGAGTTTTCAGATAAATTGAAGTCTTTAATTTTAAGGGTTTCTAAATTAATTGTTGTATTAAATTCTTTTTCTGTTTTTGGGTCGTATGTTGTTAACGTATATTCTGAACCAAATGCCGTGTTTCTTAAGAATATTAAAATTGCTTGTTTATCCTCCTCAACTATTTCGTCAATTGGGAAATCTCTATCTAAAATTTTTCTTTTAAATAATTCAGGTATAACCGTATTAGTATTTAAGAAACTAGGTGATGATAATATATTCTCATCCGCCGCAGTTAAATACGCAACTCTAACTGATTTTCTTTTATTTGAGTAATGAATACCTCTACTTGGTAATTCTACTACGTCATATGCGATTGTCGGGTCAATTCTCATTTCTTCCATAATACTATAATTTACTTAATAACTAGTTCAAAGTAAAGTTTTTAAAAAAGAAAAACCGATAATCTTGTGAACTATCGGTTTTATTATATGAAAAATTAGTATATTAATATATCAAAATACATCTATCCATTCTTAATGAACATGTGATATTTGCTAATTCATCTCTGTTGTAATCTAAATCACCAAAGTTTAAGTCAGTTAAGAAACAGTTTTCTAATAACCATTTTTCAACCACAACTCCTGTTGGGTCTAACATCTCCAATTCTACGTCTTTTTTATATCCAGCAGCATATCCCATACGACCTGTAACAGATTCAGCATGTAAACGGAACCATTCCATAAGTGCTTGTGAAGCTGAAGGACCAATTGGATCTCTAAAAGTTACTTTAATTTCATTCCATTCAAATCTACCTGCAACATATGTTGAAGTGTTCAGGAAAGGAATCGGAACTGAATTTATTTTTGCGCTCGGTCTAGACGCTGCGGATATGTACCATTCGTTTATACCCAAAGATGAGTTAAATCTTACGATAAATCGGTTGACCCTTTTCGGTTCGTAAGGTGTCGGCATTTTCATTAATAAATCGGCCATATTGTGTGTTTGTTAGTTTTTGTTAGTTATTTACTTTCTTATAAATATATCCAAAAGGAAAATAATTTTATTTTGAATTAATTATCTCAAAAAGGTTGTTTATGTCAATTATTTTTCGTAGTTTTTTACAGGCCCCAGTATCTAGTTCCAGTTTAATACTCTACTTTAATAAATAATATATCATTAATAAATACTAGTATATCTAGTTCTAGTATTCTGGGTAAAGTATAATTATTTTTTTGTTATACAAAACGTTCCACGTGGAGCATTAAAAAAGGGTACCATTTCTGATACCCTTCTTCTTTTTATATCTCCTTTTAGATTAGATATTTTCAAATGAAGCTCCTGTTGGGGTAATTACGAACTCTACATCGATGTATTCAAGAGAACGAGTTGGTTTGATGTAAATCTTACCTCTCATTGTGTTTGCATCAATGTCTTCAGGATCGTTAGAAACTGTTACACGGAAGTCATACAAACCTCTTTCTTTCTTAATAGCGTCCAAGATAGGGTTTACCAATCTTAAGAATTCGTTTCTTACTTGGTCATCGTTTTGTTCAAACAATAATCTTACAGAAACCGCGGAAATTAACTTTCTTGCTCTTAATAATAATCTTCTTACGTTGATTCTATCTAAAGCCGATTCTCTAACTTGTAACGTTTTGTTACCCCATATAATGGTACCTGTATCAGAGAATGTTGCGATTGGGTTAATTCTATTCTTATATAATACGTCTCTATCGTCTAAAGTCAATTTTTTAGTTGCTTTGATTGCATTTACTAAACCTCTTGAATAACCCGCAACTGCGAACCAAGGATAAGATACGTTGTCAGTTAAGGCGATGTTTTTTAATACCTCACCTGTTGGTGGGATATATAATTGAGTTGCATTATCAGTATCTCTTACTTGAATCCAAGGCCAATATGTCGCTGAGTAGTTAGAATCAATTGATGCGGTATCTAAAGCGGCCACAATTTCATCTGTTGCGGTAGTACCTGTGATATTAGGTGAGTTCATAACATATAACGAATCCGCTCTATCTGTTTCAATCATGTCAATCGCTTGATTAACTAAAGAACTATGATCTTGGAAGTTAATACCTGGTGTTGCAAATACGTTAATATCTACAGCTTCAGGGTTAGAATATGTTTCAATACCTTGTAAATAAGAGTAGTAGTCTGAATTACCCACATTTGAACTGAATACGCCACCATTTACTGTGTGACCTGACTTATAAATTGTTTTACCGAATATGTAAGCGTCTGTGTTAGTTCTTGTTCTTCTATAGATATCCCAACCATCTCTACCGCCGTAAACCGCAAATGCGAACTTACGATAGTTGATATTAGTTAATTTGTTAGTATCAGGACTTGTTTGACCTTCTAAATCGTATGGTGTAGTTTGGAAACTACTACCTGTAATTGTTGCCGCATTTACCGATAAATGGAAACCAAATGTTTCAGTTGTACCACTTGCACCTTTGTATTTTAATAAATCTTGATCAAATCCAACCGTACTAGATAAACCTAAAATTACTTTTCTTATCTTATCTCCACCTTCAATATTTGGAGCACCTGATACGTCATATGTTTCAACGTCACCTGCGTCGTTATATTTTGTTTTATATAAAATGTTACCAAAAGTATCATTATCAGCACCAAATGATTCGTTATTTACAAAACCTTTGAAACCAGCAGGTATTGCATCCACAGGAGCATCGGTAGCCATAGTTAACATAATTCTTTTTGAAACTAAA